AAAACGGTAAAGTTGTCAACTCTACCTACAATTCCTACAAACTAGCTTGCGCCTTACTTAACCAATATCAAATGGTTGAGAAGGTATACACACGAGTTGCTGAGATAGAAGCATCTGTTTGCTTATTTAAAGCTAAATGTGACCGTGAAACAAGGGAGGCTCGTAATGCACACTAACGATCTAAAAGACCCAAAACTTGAGCAGATAATAAAAGAAATACAAGCAATGCGTAAAGAGTTTGAAGAATTAGAAGTTAAATTAGCTAAACGTGAACAGGAGAATAAAGATGACTGATTACAAAAATTACAAACCTAAGACAGACCTAACACCGTGGATAGAAGGCATTTGCTTTGTTGGTGTAGTCTTACTCTCAATTTTTCTATACTTGCTGCTGGTGGCTTAACATGGAAGACAATCGCCAAGATACAGATTTTATAGATCTAGAAGAGTACCTAGAGTATTTGCAAGATTGTGCTAAGAAAGAATATGAACAATATTTAGAAGTTTTAACTAAGGGTGAATAAAATGTCAAAACAAGGATTTGTAAGCATACACGGTAAAGAATATGAAACAGTAGCAAGCCGTGTCAATCGTTTCCGTGAGAAATATCCGGAGTACACTATTAAAACAACAATCATTAAAATTGATGCTGACGAATGTATTGTTGAAGCTGGCATATTAAATGAAGAATCTCGTTTAATTGCTAACGGTCATGCTCAAGAGTTTAGAGCTAATAGCCAGATCAATAAAACGTCATATGTTGAGAATTGTGAAACGTCTGCAATTGGTCGTGCATTGGCATCGTTTGGTATTGGCGGTACTGAGTTTGCATCTGCAAATGAAGTAGTCAATGCAATACATCAACAAAATGAACCAGTTAAACTTGAGCCTGTAGAGTTTTATGTTGATAAAATTCGTGCAGCTAAAACAATGACTGAATTAACTTCATTATTTAATACTGCTTCATTGAAAACTAAATCTAATCCAAGCTACCTGCCAATAATTAGAGCAGCAGCTAGCGAAATGAAAGCACTATTTGAAGGGATGACAGCATGATTATTAAATCACTATACGGATTAAAGCCACCTAGCCAAAAAGAGATGGCAGACCGTGATGCTAAGATAGCAAAGGCTCTAAAAGATTTAGGTCACAAGTGGCTACTTTCAAAACCAATGCCGAGGATTAGATAATGCAAGGTACAGAAGAATGGTTTGAGTCACGCATTGGCAAGGTAACAGCCAGTCGTGTTGCAGATGTGTTAGCCACCATCAAGACAGGCGAGTCTGCTAGCCGGAAGAACTACCGTATGGAACTTGTATGTCAGCGTTTAACTGGTCAACGTGAGGAAGGCTTTACTAACTCACACATGGAGCGAGGAATTGAGCTAGAGCCACTAGCAAGAGCAGCATACGAGTTTAAGCAAGGTGTAACGGTAACCGAGGTAGGCTTTATTGATCACCCAAGCATTGCAATGTCCGGTGCTAGTCCAGATGGTATAGTAGGCGATGGTCTAGTAGAGATTAAATGCCCTACGGCAGCCAACCATGCAGATACTTTGTTATCCGGCAAAGCACCTACAAAATACATACCGCAGATGCAATGGCAGATGGCTTGTACCGGTGCTAAGTGGTGTGACTTTGTTAGCTATTGCCCAGCACTAGGCGATAACCTAGCATTGTTTGTAGTACGTGTGGATCGTGATGACGAATACATCGTTGAAACAGAAAAGGCAGTAGAATTATTTTTAACAGAAGTATCAGACTTAACAACTAAATTAAAGGAACTAAAATGAATTTATTAGCAGCAACAGGTCGCTTAGGACAAGATGCAAAATTAAGTTACACACAAAATCAAGATGCAATCTGCAACTTTTCTCTATCATTGACTGCCGGTTATGGTGATAAAGCCACGACCACATGGTTAAACTGCAACTTATGGGGAAAACGTGCAGAAATACTTGCGCCAATGCTTCTAAAAGGCACACAAATAGGCATTACAGGCGAGATTAGTATGCGCCCATACAAAGCAAAGGATGGCACAGAAAAATCAAGCCTAGAGTGCCGTGTTGGTGACGTAACTTTGCTAGGTGGAAAATCTGAAGGCGGTGCAGCTAAACCAGCAGCAAAGGCTGACCCAATGGAAGAAGTAGAATCAGACATACCTTTTAATTAAGTCCGTTTTAGTGTAGCATACCCCCACGGACTGATAAATATATGGGGGAAATATGAAAACTTGTTTTAAATGTGGTGAAAGTAAGCCATTAATAGAGTATTACAAACATGGGCAAATGAAAGATGGGCATCTTAATAAATGCAAAACTTGCACTAAAAAAGATGTCCATGTTCATAGACACGAAAGCCCAAGCAGAGAAAAAATACTTGCTTATGACAGAGCTAGAGGTAGTAGGCAAAACAAAGAATACTTGAAAGAGTATAGGGAAAAATACCCAAAGAAATATAAAGCACATTGCATGATAAATAATGCAATTAGAAATAAAAAGTTATTTAGAGAACCGTGTGAGGTGTGTGGCAATGAAGAAACTGATGGTCATCATGATGATTATGATAAGCCATTAAATGTTAGGTGGTTGTGTTCAGAACATCATCACCAATGGCACGCTCAACATGGTGAAGCATTAAATGCTATTTAAAAAGGAGTTTACCTATGTCTAGCAATCCTGTAACTGGAGATAGCCTAGTAAGTAAGATTGGCAGCAAAGAGCAAAAAGAAAAGTTTGATGAAGGCTTTGACCGTATCTTTCGTAAGAAGAAAGACCCAATCTGTAACGTGTGTGGCAAGACTTTAAGTGCTACGAAAGAATGCGCTTGGACTGGTTGCCAGCTTAACTGGGATGAAGACCGTATAGACAATATAGGATCAAACGGTGATGGCTTCCCTAGTAGCAATCATTATGAAACTAACAATAAATGAGTGACGTTTAACGTGAAGCGTTAAAAACATGACTAAAGCATTTTTTAAACGTGGCAAGCAAATAGCTAAATGGGCAGACAAACAAGGAGAAACTGATATGCCGTGCCGAGGTGACTGTAATCAAGGAAGGTCGTGCAACTGTGGAAGTAATAAATCAGATAGGGCAGTAGTAATTGTAGCAACATTGCTACTTATTGCGGTGACTGCTATGGGATTTGGAGTTTATAAACTTTTCCATGCAACCAAAGGTCAAGACTGTGCTGTAGAGGTGCAATTTAAAGACAGCAAAGCTACTTACATAGGGCAAAGCGTATGACTAAAGACGAAGCATTAAAGATGCGTATAGAGCAAGATGAGCAATGGTCAAAAATAGTTAACCGTAAATGGCAAGCATTAACGGATGATGAAATAGGTAGGCTTGCAGTTTTTGATGGCTTGCATCATGTTGAAATACCATTGCTTGCAAAATTTATTGTTGCTATTGAACAAGCATTAAAGGATAAGAATTCAATTTAGTCGCTACTATCTTGCAAAGCGGTTTAATAAAGTCGTTAAAACTAAACTAAAAGTTTAGATATAGGATAATTATGTACACCTTAGACTACATCTTGTGTTACAAAGAGGCTTTTATACTAGGTATTGTGGTAGGGTTAATTATATCTACATACTATTCTAAATATGTATATAATAAACAAAAACATAGGAATAAATATGGTAACTCCAATAGATGATAAATTAGCCCAATATGCTACTAACCGACAATGGGAATACTACTCAAAGTCTTGTGAGCTAGGTTCTAATCGTGCAGCAGCCAAATTCTTTGGTGTAACTGCTACGGTAGTTGATGTGTCTGTTCGTGGCTTAAAGGCTAAAGCAGCACTAGCCGGTTACTCACCTAACCACGACATGACTAGAGCAGCACCAGAGCCGTTTATAGTTCGTGGTGTGTCTACCTACTACAATGCTGAAGGTAAGGCTAGTGGGCAATGGGTTAAGACTAAGGTAGATGACAGCAAGCTAGAAGAGATAGTACGTAACTTTGTTGCAGACCTTGCAGAAGACATCAAGGGTCTAGCACCAATAACTCCACCACCGGCAATAACGTCAGAGAATGTATTGACTGTCATTCCTATGGGCGATCCGCACTTTGGATTATACGCATGGGCAAAAGATGCTGGCGATGACTTTGATTTAGACATTGCAGAGAAGCTAACCTGTAGCGCAATAGACAGGCTGATAGCAAGCTCACCAAATACTCATACGGCATTGCTACTAAACCTTGGCGATATGTTCCATGCAGACAACCAAAAGAATATAACGAACTCTGGTCACCAGCTAGATGTAGATGGTCGCTGGGCAAAGGTACAGCAGGTTGGTCTACGTGCGATTATCTACTGCCTAAAACGATTACTAGAGAAGCATCAAAAGGTAGTATTCCGGATCAATA